TAGGGTCACCAATTTCCGCCAGCCTAGAACTGTTACCAGCAACAGGATCATCTACATTAGACCCATCACCACCAGTGTCCCAAGAATTGGCGTCTCCAGTAGCTGACATAAACCAGTTATTTGGTTCATCAGGTTTGCCCGCCATAACTAGCCTAGACAAATATTTAGAAATAAGAGTCGGATATTTAAAATTGCTGCGGCCTGGAAAATCACCGGGATCTTCTAGCAAGCTATCCCACCTTGCTACAGAATTCTCCGAAGGCGTATACACAAACGGGGCACCGGCAAGCACGTAATATTGATCAAAGAAAGAAACACCCTGCACGCGAACGGAGTTACTGGCGCTTCGTTCAGGGTTAAAAGTATCAATTAACTTACCACTTGTTGCTGAAAAATAAGAATTGTCTGATGAGGCATACAGATAATCTCCAGAAACAGCTAAAGTAAGTGGCAAACCTTCGCCAGTTTCGTTATATGACCTCCAAGAAACATCTTGAAAAAAAGCTGGAGCCGTTGTTCTTAGCCAATCCCCTCCCAGTTCAGCTTTGAAACCAAGCTGCCTAAAATATTTACATCGTTGCCATTCGCCAATAGTAAATGTTGATGACTGGCCGCTGCCTCTAAAAAAGCCCCACCTGCCGCTACTCGGAGATTCTTCGGTAGCCTGCAATAACGTATGCGGATATGAGTCCTGTATAGACGGTCGAGGCGATTCGTTGGCATCAGGATCTGCTAACGCATCGGATGTTTGTTTGCCTTTATCCAATTGCTCGTTGAAATACAAATGATGAGCAACTCCGCCGATACTTGCAGTAATTTCACCCTGCAATACATCATCATTATCGTCAGCATAAATTGTTTTTATAACATCACCATCACCATCAAGAAAAGCGATTCTTGTTACACCCTGGTGGTATTGCATGTTTTTGCTAACCATATAAGTTAGCCCGCAATACCTTCTACTTTGATTAAGAACACCACTATCAAAATCAGGATCAACTTCATCGCCACCAGTTGTTTGTTCTAAATACCCTATTTTGCTTCCATCATTAGCATACAAAAGCAAACTTTCTACGCCCCCAATCATTGTATTTTGTTCATTGACCGAAATGCTAATCCGAGATCCATTGTAGACAACATTAAAGTTGTAAAACGGATCTTGGGGATACGGCCTAGCTCCGTTATCGGTTGTAAGATCTTCAACATCAAAATTAGCGTCATATTGATCCACGCGAATAAGATCGCCTTCATTCGGTCCCTCTAAGTGTCTTAATTCTTTGATATCTGTTATAGTAGAAAGTACGCTTCCATCAACAGCATCAATTACACTTTGAACTCTTCCTACAACTAACTTTGGAGGATTTTCTTCGTCTGGAAAACTATTAGAATTGCCATAACCGGTGTTGTTAGTGGGGGTAAACATTTGAGAACGAGATTCTCCACCTTCGTGATAAACACCTATAAACAACGCCGGGCTGTGTAATTCAGTATCGGTGTTATAAAGCGTAAATTCAGCATTTTCACCAGCAGTAGAAACATTTGCGGCCAAAATCATGCCGTAATACTTCTGGGAATCACAATGATCATAACCGAGCCCAATCTCGACTCCTTTAACATCAGTATTCTGCTCGTTTGTGCTGCTGTTCACAACCGCAACACCACCAGTGTAATCACACCTTTTGCATTCCTGGCCTTCACACTGATATCTAATGACTTGCGCACATTGTGGATCAGTTAAATAAGGCATTGCCCCATTAGCTTCTGGCCGAACAGAAAAGCTACAAACCCATTTTTTATTCAAATCACTATTAAATGCCGTATCATTTTCGCTTTGATTTAGCCACAAAGCTGTCCAATATTCCATTCTATTAACTGGCAAATATTCACCGCTGTCACTGTCTAAATATCCCCCGGCAAACAAATTTCTGGGACGATCTGACGGATGGGTTTCAGGAAAGACAGTTTTGTTTCTTGCCGTGCAGAACGCCCAAGGCGGTACATCAGCATCTTCACCGTTATAAAATCCTCCATAACCACCATCTGCTGGCAGGGCTCTAAAAGTATAAGAAGGTCTATTGTTGGCCGTAGCCCTCCAGCCGGAATCATAATTATCATCCGACTGATCCCAACCGCCTCCTGATTCAGGTGTGCGAGTTGCTCCTGGAGCAAAATCCCAGCTATCAAACAAACAAACTGGAGGCACGGCACAAAAAAGGAAGCCGCTATCTGTTTTTCTTGCTATCCAATGCGAATCATGCCGGGGGCTTGGCGAGTTTGTTCCGCCAGTAGGATGCAACACCCCAAGGATACCTGTCCCACTTGTCCAATTAGATGCTGTTGGTTCGGGGTTATAGCTAGTTGATTCAAATAATTGAGGCTCTATGTTTAAAAATAAAGAGCCTTGGTCCGGCATGGGATCGTCTGTACTCGAATCCCCGTCGATATCAAGAGCTAACAAAGGCAAAGAAGCTATCCGACCCGCATAATCGCCTATATATTTAACAAATCCACCAATATAACCTGTTACATTTGCAGCAACGCGATTGATTCCGTCAATCAAGCGTATGCGTCCAGACAACGGAGTTAAAGTTGATCTAATTAACCCAGGCCTTCTGCCGCCTCTTGCTCTTAATTCTTCTGAATCTGTAACAAGCACATTTTTAGCATCAAACGTGGTGTTAAAAGTTTCTTTTTTATGAGATGTGTCATTACTTACCCCGCCAACTGGAAAAGGAACTTCGACATCTTGCCTAAACCCAGAAGGAGGCGGCCCTTGCTGCTGATTGTTTTTTGATTGTTTTGCCATTAGAGGTATGTATCGTAAGTCTTGATCCAACAATTAACTACGTCACCGCCTATTCCCATGGTTATAGAATGTGTTTTTTGCAACACAATTCCATAATCATCCTCATTCCATATAGCCGATTCTCCGGGCTGCAAAGTAACTGTATCCATAAGGTATGAGGTCGAATCAATCGTGTGATACAGGCTAACGGTTGCAGCGTTTGAATTATTGCTTTTGGCGCAAGCAATTGCTCCAGCAAAATGACGGTTAACAACACCGCGCTGCTCTGAAGATTTAGCAGCACCAAACGTCTGCGACAAAGTAGACGTAATGCCGCTAGAAGGATCGACTTGCTTAAAATGAGTTTTGCGGCTTTTAATCTTCATGCTAGATTCCATTGGGAGGCGTATACCCCGGCCCAGGCAGTTCGCTAAAAGGAACTCGGTCGTACTGGTTTATGCCGCCAACCGCGCCATTTCTAAGCGGCCCGTAATCAGGCTGAAGAAATCCATCTGACACCAGCAACCTTTGAAAAACAGGCGATGCCTCAACTTCCATAAGCCTTTGCGTCATGTTCTCCTCTTCATAACCCAGGGCTATAGCACGAACCAGCGCGATAAAGACTCCCTCAGCCATAGGGGGGACTTTAGCAACACTAGTGTCTTGATCGTCACTAGTAAAATCCCGAAACTTTGCTTTATATAAAAGCGTTATTTCTTCTTCCGTAGTCGGAGTCGGAGCCAACTCCAGACGCGGAAATTGTTCTTGCTGGCCGCTATAAGCGACAGGCCAAACAATTGCAGCAACATAATTGTTGCCCGTTGAAATAGTGGTGTTCCTGACATCAACAACTTCTTCAATTGTGGTCAACCTGATGCTGTCAGTCAGGCCGTCTTTCATCCGCAGCCCTGTAACTTCGCCAACATCATCTGGCAAAACAACGTAATCAACATCCGCGTCCGTAAAAACAGACGTAGGAGGCCTTTCACGAAATTTCCACTGATAGTGAAACAGATGCCTGCCCGCCTCGTTGATGATTGTCAAATCACCAATTTTTGATGAGGGAGAGCCTCCCAAGACATGGGAAATTTGATTTTTAAGGTCAGCTAGTGTTAGTGACATATCAGGTTACCGCAAATATACGCACCGTTGCGTTGCTGGCGTTGTGAAACTCAATGCGATCAATTGTGTCATTTGCCCAATTGGTTTCCCAGGAGTCAATTTCTAACTGATGGTTGCTTTCATTAAACGTGCCATTCATGTTGCCCATGTTTTTGCTGTCATCATTGAACAAAATAAATGGCTTATTGGCATCCAACTTAAAACAGAAGCCGTTTTCAATATTGTTGCCAGAAAGCGTACCGCCCTCATTGCAAACCAATTGAATGTAGCTATCAGCAGCATTGGATTCAATAAACAGGAAATCAAAGTCTCCGATTCCTGAAATACTGTCTTCCCACAGCGTTGTTAGCGTACCGCCGGTCACAACAAATGTGCGGTCGTACACATTGTTGCCTGTGGTGATTGTCTTTGCGGTAGTTGTAGAACCAGATGAGTACGAATCATCGTTACCCGTGTAGTCCCACTTCATATATACGTTTACGGTTGCCATTATTTATCTCCGGGCGGATGCTGGCCGCAGCCAGCACCCGCCTCAGCTAAGGTTTATCAAGTAATGGTTCCGGTGGTTACATTGCAAAGAATCCAAGCAGATCCAGTGCATACAAAACAACCGTTGTCATTTTGATTAAGAGTGCCGATAGTAGAACCAGCGTCATCTTTAACCACAAGGTTTTCTGTATCGTCAGCAGAGTTCCAAATCCAAAACTCTCGACCCTGTGAACCCTCTTCTGCTGGCAGCACTACATCTCTGTTTGAGCCACCTGGATCAAGACGCTGGTGTCGCTTGTCGCTATCTACCAGAGTTTTATTTCCAGCCAAGGTTTCGTTGTTAATACCGGGAGGGCCACCGGCCATCTGTGTTGCGATTACTCGCGTGTGAAAGGGACTAGGCATTTAAGTTTTCTCCTGCCTGTAGGTAAAGTTTGCGTGAACCCACTCGCCACGCTAGAGAATGCCATCTGCCCCCCGAAGGGGACAGATGACGCAAATCAGGAACGGTCATTAGAAACTAGGACGTAATCAATCGCCATAGTTTCTTCTGCACCATTTGATTCAACACAGAACACAGGGGACAAATACTTGCCCTCTGGGACATTTGTGGTAGTCGTAGCCACTTGGGAACCGTTCACATAAAAGTAAACTTTGCCCATTCCGTCATATTCAAAAGCAAGATCAACCCAAGTAGCAGCAGTAATGTCACTACCCGTGTCAGTCAAACTATGGCCGCTGCTTGATTTCGCAGTACCGTATTCGATATCAGCATCACCACTAAGGGTAAATGCAATGTAATCGGACGGGGCTGTTGTATAAGCGCCAGCATTAAGGGCATGTGCATCTGACGCAAGACCAATAAAAGCATCCTGCGTAGTATTGGTAAGTTTAACCTTTGTCATAAACAGCATTCGCCGCCCAGACTCACAGTAAAACGACCGGCCATTAAGCTGAATCTGCATAATGTCGCCAGCAGACGTATGGGAAGCCATAGAAATTGCACCGCCATCGTAATCATCGACAACATTTGGCTCAGTGCCGTTAGCATCTTCTTGGCTAATTAGCCAGTCGCCCTTATCGGCTGTGGCTGAAAACTTATGACCGTCTTCAGAGCAGCCGGTAAGAAAATCATCGAAAAACACGACAGGCCGTGACAGTGTTCGATTTGGGCCAAGAACAGGCCCCAAAAATTCATTAAGCATAGAGGACATTACGTCTTCTCCTTCTTAAAAAGCCCTACCTATCAGGAAGGACGGACAATGCCCTGGCGCTTACGCGAGTTACAGAACACGTTCCACCAGCAATCAACGGGCTGGACGCTCGTAAATGGCTGGTTAGGATGACGCATTGGATCATGCTTCTCGAAGTAACGTCGGGAATGATAGACCGGGGTCATGTAGTTAGCATTTACCCACCAGTAACGTGCGCCCTGATACGCAGCACTTGCGCTATCTTCCTGATGGAAGGTGGCACCCGAAGTGAAAGCACTTGGGTAAATTGCTGCTGTGTCCAGTTCTGAAACGTAAATTACATCAATGCCGCTGTATTGCGGGTTGTTGTATGCAGGATCCTGGGCAGAAATCAGCGAGTCATTACTGGCTCGCAGGGCACGCTTATATTGATTAACGCCATCACGACTGGCGAAAATCATCTGACGGCTCAGGTTGGTGTTTTCAAAATACTCCTGCTTAGTCGCAGGTGGAACGAACTGAACCTTCAGGAACATTTCGTCAAAGGCTGCAATCAGCGAATCGCTACTGCCGGTGCCTCCGCCGATGATTCCGTCAGGATCATTTGCGTCATAAGTTGAAACTTGGTTGTTATAGTTGCTTCCAGCATCGACTACACCAAGACCCTGAAGATCGGTTCCTGCAAATCCAGCAGGAAGACCGCCATCGTTTTCCTGAATAAAGGTCGGAATGGAATACGGGAGCTTGCCCGTATTGGTTTCCATGCCAGCCTCATTCGGAGCCAACCAAAGGTCGGTTTCCATACCATTAAGCATGGATGTCCAAAGCCGCATCTCCTTGATACGCTTCAGCTTCTTGTAAACCACCTTCTGGGCTTCACGGGAAAGACCTTCGCCCACGTTAAGCTCGATCTCCTGATCGGTCCAACTCATGTGATCGACGGAGAACTTCCAGTCAATCTCAAGAGTGTCTACGACCTGGGGATTCTGCCATGAGAACGTGTCGTTGGGCTGATAGTGGTCATAGGTGGAGCTTTCATCCAACAGAACCACATCATTAATAGTTTTGCCGCCTTGGATTACCTTGTCGGTTCCCCGGCCTTTAAGGAAACGGGAAAGAACGTAGGTGTTCTTAACTGCTTCGTTAATGACATCCTCAGCAGAGCTAAGGTACTTGGGTCCAGTAGCGGCCATGAAATCGTTGAAGTTAGCTAGTGCTGTTCCAGCCATTTGACTTCTCCTTCAAGTCCGAAA